GGTTGAAATGACGCAACAAGTCCGGCAACAGTAGTCGCACGAGGTGGCAAATCGAAGGTCACTGTAGAGCCTAAGTTGGCCTGAATTTTGTCAAAGTCCTTAAATTTTGTACTAGCTGTGCTAATATGGCAACATAAGTTCTGTAATAGAGCAAGTCCTGACCTTTGATAGGTTTGGACGGTTTGTAAAATGTTATTCGGGAAAACAGCCATGTTAGTAACTCCTAACTTTATCCATTAAGTTAGGACTCAGAGCGTAATACCGTATCTATGCCTTATATTTTCTCTTTAAATCTTTCATAGACAGAGTACCACCTGAATCCGTTCCGGTGTTAGAAGGTCTTTGTTGAGATAAAGGGCTATTGGCATGTTTCATCTGTGAGCTTGATTCGTTTGCTTTGATTGAATCTGACAAACGCTTAATCTCATAAATGGCATCTTGAGGGTTGTGACCGCACGTTGACTCTAGCTGATATAGTTTTGTTCTATTCTTTGCTAGTTCATAAATAACATCATGTGAATTATCCACGTACTCGGCTAAAAGCTGAACGACATTTGGATAATATCGCATATCGACATTATTAGTGACGGCTTCGAAATCCTCATACTTCTCTTTCCCAGGAGCAATTTTCTCTTTGTAGCTGTTTACTATGCGTTGGGCTATATCTGCGTCCGCTTTCTCTTGGGCTTCACGAGTCCATTGATCGCGTTGGCGTGCTAACTCTTCGCTAGTCAACCGCTTAACATCATCTTCCGACAATGATTTAGAGCTTTGAGTTTGATTTGACTGCGGTGCTTGTTGCGCATATTGAGTCTGTTGTTGCCTTTTAAAGCTTTCAACAGCATCATGCTTGGCTCGCCCTACAATCTCATTTAACTCTGATTGCTTAAAAAGTCGCTCTTGTGCTTGCTGAGCGGTTTCTTGTACCTGAGCCTGAGTTGTATCAGACACGTTATCCATAACACTATTATCCATAACAGTCCCTTCTAGCTATTTCCCCGCCACGGTAATTCCTCTGCCTATCGAACAGGTCTCGAGCTATTACGCCGCCACGCTGAATAAATCATCCCCGCATTACGCGCGGGTCTCGTATGTGAATTGCAGTCCATTGCACCATTTGCGATTTCACACTCTAAGGGTAGTCGGCAAAACAGGAACCAACAATGAGGCGTATATAGCGGTATGAATGAATATTAGGTTTGCTGAATTAATATGACGTAAACAAGGTTAACTAATGAAATAGAATGAAATATGATGTTTAGATAGACTTTTGAACTTAATTAAGGATAATTATGTTATTATTGGATGGTGTTCAATATTTAGTAGAAAAAGAGGTTTCGGCACGCTATGGATTATCCATTCATTGGTTTAGAAAGGCGCGCTATGATGGTAATAGTCCGAAATACCACAAACTAAACGGCAAAGTTTATTATACTGCGGAAAACGTAGATAAATGGTTCAAAGATAATTTGAAGCCAGTTCAATAAAGTTGGGCTTAATCAAAAAAGAAGAAAATATTAAGCCCAAACAGGGGTGTTACAACACGGAATAACCAATAAGCAGTGTACCATTTAAAGCGGTCGCGGCAGTATAGATATTGTGGTATATTGTAGTTTTAATTCATTGATTTATTATTATGGCATTTGGCGATATTTGTAAAGTAATTGATTGCAATAAATTTGTTACTAAAAAAAGAGGGGCATTATGTGAACAACATCGATATAGATGGGAAAAATTCAAATCATTTGATGAGCCCCTGAAAATAAAACATGAACTTCCTTCTGGAATTGTAAAAATATGTAATATCCATGGAAATTTAAATAAGGAACAGGTTCATATTTCTGAAAGGAAAGGTAGTAATTTCCCCCAAATACGATGTTATCAATGTTATTTAATAACGCAAAGGAAATCAAAAAAGAAAAGTACTGTTGAGAAAAAAGAAGAAAACAGTGTAAAGAGAAAAGCTTACTATCTTCGTACTATTGAAAAACAACATGCACTTAATAGAAAAAGAAGATTTGGAGTCACTATTGAACAATATCAAAAATTGCTGCAAGAACAAAATCATGTATGTGGTATATGCCTACAACCGGAATCCGCCAAAAGAAATGGAAAAATAAAAAACTTATGTGTAGATCATTGCCATGCATCTGAAAAAAATGGAGTCATGAAAATTAGAGGACTTCTTTGCTCTAGATGTAATGTAGCATTTGGGTATTACAAAGAGTCTATTGTAATACACCAAAATGCTATAAAATATGCAAAAAAATACATCGATTAGACTAAAATACAGTGTAACCGATAAATATCGTTCCATTTAGGCTTGTCGCGGCAGTATTGTTGTAAATAGTTAATGTAGCGGAACCAGCACCGACAACGCATTTAAAAGTGATGTTATTGGTAGCACTGTTAGTTCCGCCTTGGATTGTTAAGCCTACAACGGATGTTGCTGTAATTAAAGTATTAGTCCAAGTAATAACATAGGTAGCACCGCCAGCAGTAGTTAACGAAGAAGTTGTGATTACCCCAGCGTTACCACTAGCTGTGACAGCGTTTGCAGCTTCGGTGCCATTGACTTTGGCAAGGATGATTTGGCCTGCGCCAGTTAGGGTATTGACCGCATTTTTTAACATCACATTTGCTGCGGCAATGCCAGAGTCTTGGATTTGACCAGTCGTTCCATTAAATGAGGCAAGATTTCCAGACACTACAGGAAGCAATACATCACCTGGATTTGCCCAGGCAACCAAAGTAATCACACCACTATTGCTGATACTTACAGTAAAAATACCGTATGTTCCTACTTTAGTGACATTGTTAAAGCTATATAACACTTGTAAAACATCGGTAGAGGCAATTGGATTAGACTCAAGATTAACTGAATTAAGGTATCCAGCAGCAGTAATTGTCGCCAGATTATCACCAAAAACGGCAAATTTTAAATTGGGATTCACGCCTACCATCGCAGGCTGTTGAATTGGAAGCTGATATATCGTAGGCATCATATATCCTTATGTTATGCTTTTCTTGGGGTTAGTACGTCATTGCGTTTCCAATGTGACTCGCTGGGAATATTTTTACCCATTTTGCCGTGATGACCTTCAACGTCATTTCGGTCTTCTCTGCGTTGTTTAACACGCTCAATACCGCCCTGGTGATTGTCATTAACCTTGCGGTTATCAATCATGCCTTCTTTGCATTTGTAGTCCATTTTATATCCTTATGAAATGGTAATGGTTTTTTTAACGTCTTTGGGTTTTTCTATTAATGTATTTATCATCTGAAAATTTTTTATACAACTTATCCATTATTGCTTGATCTCTTTTCTCTTGCTCCAAATCTTTTTTTGGATCTCGAATAGGTTTGTCCATATTTGGATAAGTGGTTTCATTGTCATCAGCCATTATTTCTCCACCTCTTAGTTCTTATTAAAATTGTACTCTTTTTAAATGACATTGCCATCAGCGCAACTCATTTTTTCATTTTCTTTAGGGTCTTGGCAAGATTAGCTTCTTTCCTGATTGTAGGATTTTTGCTTTTCTCAGCTTTGGCAAGTTTTTTTGCCGGAATCTTCTTGCCTTCCGGTACACCTAACTCTCGATGTAGCTTCCCAGGATGTTTACCAACTGCTTTTTGAATCCATTTCTCAGCCATTTTATGCTCCTTATGATACCTTGGCAACGTCTTGAGCAACAGCGTTTCCCGCAGCCGCAACCGCATCATTTGCTAAAGTTCCGACCAAATTAAGCGCAGGATTCAAAGCCGCAGCCGCCGCAGGTGATTTGGCTTGCAGTAAAGACTCAATCTTGGAAATTAGTAACTGAGCTTCTTTCTCAACTTGGGCTACAATTGCGGGCTCATCTTGAATTAATAGATTTTCGAGAATGGTCAACAAGTGACTGCCGATAAACGTTAATAGCATTTGCATAATACGCTCCTTGTGATTGGTTAACACTTGACTTTCATAGACTTTTTCATGTCTTTTTTAAGGTTTGATTTAGGCTTAACCGGCGGCACCGTATCGCCTACAATTCGCGCTTTAGTTTCCTTCCTGCGTGTTTTATTGGTGTCCTTGGCTACAGGCTTGACCGATTTTTCAACGGATTTGAATGCCTTTTTCATGACTTTCTCTTCACGTCTGTCGTAAGGGTCTTTATCTAAACCTTTGCCGCCTGATTTTTTTCGCTCTCTATCCATTTTTCTATACGCTCCATTCGTTCATGAATGCCCTGCAAGGCCTCTACCAAACACTGCGTTGACTGATTGTAATCAGCGGCGGCAGATTCCATTGACTCACATACTGCGTCTAATCGTTGCTCTAAATCACTCATTTCATACAATCCTTTTTGACTATTTTCTTAACAAGCTTTTTATCTTGTGTTGCGTCCATATGCTTTGACATTTTCTTTTCGCGCGATTTAATGTCTTTTTTCTTCATCTTCATTTTTCATCCTCCAATACAACGGCCTTAGTTGCCCACATAATACATTGTTCAAGGTTCGTCAAAGCCAACGACATTTCTCTACTTTTAGTATTAATCATTAAAGACTCAAGTTCTTCTGCTTTTGCCTTGATATCAATAATCAACTTCGTATTTTCTTCCGTCAAAGGCCTGTAAACTTTTCTAAAAGTATCTTTCATTTTTTCTTCCCCTTCTTTTTAGATTTAGCCTCAGAATAGGCGATAGCAATGCTTTGATTCCTTGGTTTTCCCGCTTTAATCTCAGTGGCAATGTTTTGGCCAAACTTTTTAGTACCTGGTTTAGCGCCTTTATTCAGGGGCATATTCAACTCCATCAATCAGTCTATCAAGTTCCATGATTGCGCCTTTGATGTTTGCTACTTCCTTTCTTATTATCTTAGAGCGGTCTTTGATATCCGAAAGAGTCGCTTCACTGCTCATTAAGGTAACCGTTAGGATGTCTCGTCTTTTGGTAAGCTCATCAATAGTAATCATCGCTTGTTGCTCCAAACGGTTTCATACAAACCACGACGTTCAGCAGGGTTCGCACCATCCATATGCCTACGAACTTGGTTCTCAAGCTGCTTGTCGTTGAGCTTGTAGGTCTTTTTAAGCTCATTTGGAGTGGCATCTTTTAAATCATTCCAATTTACTTTGCTCATTATTACCTCCTTCTAATGTTTGTTTTAAAAATCCTATCAATTCTTTGATTTCATCATTATGTAATTCTTTGCCGTAGCAAGGTAATGACCATTCAGCCCTAGAGCATGGGATGACGAATCGATTTGACTCATTGCTAACACATATAACCCATTCATCTTTCCCAATGGGCTTACCAATTGTAACCAATGTTCTAGTTTGCATTTGCTCTGCCTCCTTGTGAGCCATGTTTTACCTTATGATGGAACTCTAAAGCTTCCTTGACATGGCGATGACGCATATCATGTCCTTTAATCTTCAAATCTACCTGTTTGGCGAACCGCTCAGTTTGCGCCTTCACCAATTGAACAGTCGATGATTGCTCGCCAAGCTTGAGATTAACTTCAAGTTTCTTCTCTTCTTGCGCCAATTTAGCCATTTCAAGTTGCATTTTTTGCTGAGCTTGTTGATTTTGCATTTGCATTTTTTGCATATCAACTTGAGCTTTCATTGCAGCAGGATTTTGCTGTGCTGCTTGCTGAGCTGCTTGTTTCTCTTTCTGATATTCTTGCAACCACTCATCAGTTAATGCTTTAAGTTCTTCAACACCTTTACCTTCAAGGTTATCGAGTACGAAATCCAATCCTTTTTCAGCAATAAACTGAGCAAATAATGGCGACATTCCCATCATCTCTTTAACCATCATAATGGTTCGTGATTTTTGAACTTGGAAGCTTGCGCCCGCTTTGAGTGTTACATTCAATGAATTGGTGTCGAAATCCATTGGCAACCCTTCTTCCTGATTGATTTTAACAAAGTGGCGTTTTCCTTTTTCATCAAGAATTGGTATTGTGCGTGGAGTAGTAAAATATTTGGGCATTAAGTTTACATATATCTCAGCTACCCGTTGGAATCCTTGTAAGCAGCCCACGATGTAAGGCATAGCAGTAGCGTTTGACTGACTAGCAGCTTCCACGATTGCAATGCCAGAAAGCTGATTATTATTAATGCCAAGACTAGCATCGTACGAACCCAAAACATTTTGAATGAGTGAATCAGCTCCAGTGAAAGCCTGTGCAATTTCTGGAGGACACGCAATCCTATTGACCTCGCGGATTGGGTTGCTAATTGGCATGTCAGGGTTGGACTCATGAACAGAATTATAAACCAGCACAGATTCTTTTTGAGTATCTTTGTAAGCCTGTAAAAATTCTTCCTCTTTTGGAAGGGCTTCTTTAGCCACCATGAATTTATGCTGTACCGTATTTTCAATCTCATTCGCAAGGGAAATACCCGCATAGTTTTTAAGGCGTTGCGCACCTTTAGCATGATAGACATAGGGTCGTGTTACCTGTCTGATGTTGCCGTTCTTTGGAGTCTTTATCATCAGCGAATGGCCGTCAATAAATACCAATGGCAAGTGAGAAAAGTCGGTTTCTTCATATTCAAGTACTTGGTTTTCGATAACTCGATAACGGGATATGCTGTCAAGTAAAGTTTTCCTTGGTTTTCCAATGAGAGAAGGTGGTACGGTAATATCATTCCACGAGTCCACCATCTTGCGATACTGGCTCATAGTCATGACTCGGCCATCACGCACCTGAACAATTGTTTCCTCTTTGCGATTTTTCTCGTAATAATCAGCAACGACAATGATTTGGCTGTTATCATTTTGATACGACCAATTAAAGCCCGCAAAATCACGTCTAAAGCTTAAGTTTTGCAGTTTTATGTCGGGATTTTCTTCAAGAAACTCTTCTTTATCTTTGGGGAATAACTGAAAGCAGAATTGGCCGTCGCCCTTATGCGAAAATCGTGCCAGCTTATCGAAGCCCGTGAGGGTCGGCTCTTCACGCTGAATCTTAATCACCTGATTCATCGACATAGGATGTTCATATTCAGTGAACACTTTGATGGTGCTAAATCCACCAGAAAGCAAATCCTTGTACACCTCATAGCGTGTGTGCTCGTTGTTGTCGTCCATAAACATATGTTTTAGATGTTGCTCAACAACTTTTATGGTGATAGGGTCTGCTTTGTCTTCGTCATAAGCATTGACCTCAATATCAGGCTCTTGCTTTGAAAACTCTCCAAGAAGTCTGCTAATATAGGCTTCGAGTACGTTGAACTCTAGTTGCGGTCGGCCAATAGTTTGTAATAAAGTAATTTCATCACTTGTTAATGAAGAATCGAAAACAAAGCGTCTAAATTCATTATATCGGTCGTAATTGTCTTTAAAATAATCGTGCGCATTGCGTACTTTTTTCTTAATACGCGCAAGATTATCTTGATAGCGTTTTGCTACGTCCTTCATTGTTGTAGCTCCTTGTAGAGAAATCCTTTCCCTGCTTGAATTTATTGTATCTTAATTAATTATCGTGTATAAGCACTTTGCCGTAATCTATTCACCTTATTCTGTTGTCCAGTCATTGATTTTGCCATTTGCGTGTAATCTACCGCATTTACCTGTGATGATATAATTGTTTTATCGATTAAAGCTATCCTTATCGCATCGGCTGCGGTATCTGCAATATCATCCCATCGATGTGTTTCGTTCGCTGTAATCTTACTCATATGGTCAATACAAAGCTTCACATGTTTACCAAAAATAGGGAAGGAAACACGTCTTTCAGCAATATAAGGTTGAGCCTCTAAGAATCTCTTTGTTTTGTTGCCTTGTTCCCTTGTTCTTGGAATATCCATCATCTTAACCGTTCTAATCTCATCTAATAAGCTTAGCAACGTTCCACCTGTCGACTTCTTCTCAATAGCAACCATCTGTGGAGGCTTCGCATATCTCATACATTGCTGCCAGAAATCCAAGAAAACTGGCTTTAAATCTTTAGGTTCAATTCGGCACTCTAATGTATCTATCCAGTGTAGCCCATATTGACCAGTTTTTACTCCATAGGACTCAATCTCATAGATGCCCCAAAAGCTAAAGACTGTCGCATCATTATAGCTCTTAGCGGTCTCTGCGGTATCGGCTGTGATAAAGCTGTATAATACCAATGGCTCATCTTCAAGCATAACAAACCATTCGGGTTTGAACAGTGCCCCACCTGCGGGAATTGGGTCTTGCTGGTACTGTGATGAGAACACATAAGGGTCACGCTCTTGCTTGATTAACAGCGATGCTTTTGTATTTACTTCGGGGTAGAGTGCATTTCCTGCTTCATCGATACTCTTGAGAATAACCGTTGTCCAGATGTAGCCATCCTTGCTAGCAAGCAAGTAAGCTGCTAAATCGTCTTCGTGAAGTCTTTGTCCAATGAAGATGTAGGGCACGTTGATTCCGCGTGCTCTCTGCTGGATTGTTTCTCTGTAATTGTCGATAACAGATTGTCTAATTGTGTCAGAGTGGACTTCATCTGGCTTGTGAGCATCATCGATAATGACGGCTCCAGAGAACCTATCCAAACCGGGTAGCCCAGCATCTTGGCCTGTAATAGCACCGCCGCTTCCAAAAGCTGCGACTGCGCCGCCGCCAGTAGTCTGAAAATACTCTCGGGCTTTTGAGTCATGTCTAATCCTCACGTCAAATAGATAAACGTAATGTGCTAATTGCATAATACGTTTGATGGTTTCAGTATGTTTTGCGGCCAATACTTTGGAGTATGAAATATACAGAAATCGTGAATCAGGCCATTTAGCCAGCGTCCACGCAACCCACATCGCCAGCAATGTTGACTTACCCGAACCTGGGCTGATGTTGACAAGCAATCGATGATCTGGAATTTCAAGACGGCATGCCTCACTTAATGCCCGACAAATAGTAATATGATGCGATTCACGGCCTACGGGTTGTGAAACAATGAATTGCCGACCCGTCAATAATGGGTAAAAGAATTGCGTGAACTCTAATAAACTTGACCTTAATTGTGATGCGAGTTCGTCCTTGTCCTCACTTAGAATCATAGAGAGTCCATTCTCCTTAGCATATCAAGCATCCTTAGTTCTAAAAAATCCATTCTAATGTTTAATTGCTTTTTTTCTTCTTGTAATTGAGACCCATATTCAATAATTAATTTATTTAAATTGTCTTTTAATTCATTTATCCAAATCGTTTCATCTAGCCTATTTTGGATTATGTGACTTATTTGACATTTAGCAATTTCAGAAACCTTTTGAGAATACTTAATACTTAATAAATTCAGAACAGAGGTGTTTATATCTTCCATAAACTGCTTTTCAAGCATATCAAGTTGACTAATATGATTTTTCATATATCCCTTATTTCTCTAATGCGTTTATATAATGCCTCAAGCTTTTGTATTGATTTCTTCTTCATCCATCAGCTATCCTCTTAAGTAATACTTTATTTTCTTCAAAAAACTTTTTTACGAATGCTTTTGCGTCTTCGGGTGATAATTTCTTAGGCGCATCAATTATAACTGCGCCAACAAATGGAAAATCGCCATCATAAGGAAACTTAGGTAAATTCATCCAATGTGTTACATTTATGTCTTTCATTGAAACCTCAGAACACACTATACTTAAATCACCAGTTAGAGCACTTGTACGTTCGCCAATGGTGTGGCCAGAGTGCTTTAACGCTAAACCATTTCGAGCATATCCTCTATATGGTGCGGGGCTTACACCCGCTTCAATCCCTACTACTGCCGACCTTTGCAGAGCACTTACAGATGATTTACGTTCTCAGAGTGGAACCACATCAACATTATGGCAAGGTGCTAGCGCCTCTCAACCATTAACCTAGGCTGATTGAGTTCTTCTTTGACTAAGCTCTTCTTCGTATGATGGCGATTTATTGCCTTTATATTGGACTAAATCCCACCATTCAGATTTATTAATTTCATCTTCTAAATCCAATTCTACATCTACATCTTTGTTCATTTTATTCACCTTTTTATTATACAACTGACTCTCCTTCTAGGAATCGAACCTAGGACATACGGATTAACAGTCCGCTGTTCTACCGATGAACTAAAGGAGAATAATCTATTCCTCTTGTAATGCCTTACATATCTCAACATCTAACGCTATGCTATCAGGCGTTAACTTCCCTTTATCCATATCCTCTACTATATAGCACAAAAATATATAAGCCCTTTGTATGGCCTCAGGATTTCTACTCTTCACGCTTTTCTCCATATTATCAAAGAAAATACGGACATTCTTTAGCTCACGTAATACGCCCAAGCGCATCTTATTTATGTCTTTCATCTGTTGGTTCTGGTTCCTGTGAGTATATTTCCTTGAACTCAGCTTGCGACATAGGTTTCATTCGTACCGCTTACCCCTACTTGTAGAAGCTTCTCCAAATACCGCATTCGTAATTTTTACTTTGTAGATAATTTCATTCATTCGATGACATGCTTCATGTAATATCAGACAAAAATCTTCATCTTTTGTAGCATGAATAGCACCCTGAAACCATTCATACAGGTTATTCAATTCTTCAATTACTATAAAATTAATCATAACGTTCCCTTATCTTCTAAAAATCTATCAAGGTCTAACAAGGCTTGCTTATATCCCACATTAAACCCACATGAGAAACTTGCCGGCTCACTGTGAACCAATGTTGGCAGCTTCTTTGCTATATCAGCAATCTTTTTATCTATCCAATCCTGGAGAGTCATAAATATCCTTATTTATCTCACCGATTCGCTACGCTGGTTCGGTGCAGTCCTCTATATATCCGTTACCGCTTGGTAAGGGACTATTTTATTCGCCAACAATTTCTTGGCATGTAACACATCTATCAGGGTTGCAATCATAATCAATACGAACCAGTTCATGCTCACAATAGTTATCAATCATAGATTTCAACTTGGCTTCTAAAGGGAATGTTAGGCTATCAGCCTGGCCTTCACCCAGCTTCCATCTAATTGCATCTAGTAATTCCTTCAGCTCTTCTTTCGTAAAATCATTCATAATGGGTTTCTCTAAGCATAAAAGCGTTGCATTTTGAGCATGTGTCTAGGAATATTTCGCATTCACCGCCATTCGAGTCATGTGCGCAATAGTTTTCAATCATGGATTGGATTTTGTTTCTCAGCGTCAAAGATATTCTTGGGGAAATTGGATTGCTTCGATAAGCGTAGTCAATACAGTCTCTAATATCTTCTAACTCTTGCTTTGTGAACTCATTCACCTTTCATTGCCCTCAATGCAAATACGTGCCACACCAAACCATTGGGCATGTGAACTGTTTTAAGGAAATACATTTCTTCAACATCATCTATCTTATGACCTGTGCCAAATATCTTGAACTTATTGGTGAATAAAGGTGCGTGAATATCCACTAAAGCCCAAATAAATAAGCTATCACCTTGGTGATTTATCTCACAAATGGCGCAGTTGTCTGGCATTTCTATCTCTATTAACTCATTAGTTAACGGTATTTCGTACTTAAATACATGGCCTATCATTTATCATCCTTAAACAATGGTGGAGCAAGTTGGAGTCGAACCAACACGGACTAGCCGACCTCTGAGTTACAATCAGGTGCTCTTCCTATTAAGCGTTTGCTCCGAGTGCGCGAAGAGCGATTACTCAGCTTTTTCTACCTCTAAAACAAATTCACCATCTTTGAACACTGTTTGCTTGCCTTCATCATTAATATATTTTGTGCCTTCAGGGATTGTTCTATCAATATCATTTTTAAGTTCGTCGTTCATACGTTTTCCTTAATTAATTGGGTGCCCATTTCACGCACTAGAGGGCTGCTAGCTAGGAACCACCTAGGTGGTAGTGATGCGTCCTGGAAATGCCGTAACATAGCCGGTACTCCTTCTACGTCATGGTAGATGAGCTATCTCCTGGATAATTGTGGCTCAAGCTTTATAAGCGTTTTACCATGTTCATCCATAAAATCTTTAAACCCTTCTTCACCTATATGCTTACCCCCTTTTTTGGCATGCTCATCATAAAGCTTATCAAGCAAAGACGTGTAAACATAAGAAATCCAATTGCCTATTTTATATTCCAGGGCGGGAGGGTAGTCAATTACTTGTGATATTTCCCCAAAATTAGCCCTAATAGTAAAGCTTACTCTAATGTTGAAGGGATAAGATTGAATATCTAACCCAAAGTCCGTCACATTTCTATTTTTTTCATGATGGTCTAATCGTTCATTAAGTGTCTCAATCTTTTTTGAGATATCAGATAAAGCGTATTTATTAAATTCACCGTATACATTCTGCAAGCCTACTGAATTGGCAGCAAGAGACTCTTCTAGACGAGATATTTTATCTAAGACTTCTTTCAATATTAGAATTCCTTCTTGTTCTTCTCGTCTAATTCATGCTTGCGCTTAACCACATCTTCATAAATTTCGGAAGTCGATTTTTCATCATTATTTTTTTCTTGCCATCTAGCACGTGTTTTAAGCCAAAAAATCATCGCTGTTAAATCATCTGCCTCAGTGGCTTTACGAAATAACTTCGCTGCAACTTTAGCATTCGCTCTAACTACACTATTATCAATTTCCTCGCGATAATATTTAACCAAAGTATTTATATCTATCCCTAAATGTCTCGCTATTTCCTCCTGGGTATTTCCAAAACTCACTAAAGCCCCTACCTCAGCTCTATTTTTATCCGTGGGAACATGTGGAGCTGTTTTGCCCGATTTTGGTCTGGCCATCCATAGCCTCTCTTACGGCTTTTTTGCCGGTGTAGGTTTCATATCTTTTGATTATTACATCACAATATTTTGGATCCAATTCCATCATAAGTGCACGACGCTTCGTCTTCTCACACGCTACCATAAGCGTACCACTACCCGCAAACGGATCGTAAACATACTCACCCGGGTTAGTGTGGTGACTAATTGACTTAATAAACAATTCCACGGGCTTTTGTGTTGGGTGTGCTGTTTTGTCGGTTTTGTCGGAGGATATGCTAGGCACGTCCCAAACGGTCATCTGGGTTCGTCCTCCCTTCCAGTTTCGTTCCCCTGACTTTCGGACGGCATACCAACACGGCTCGTGCTTCCAATGGTAGTCAGAGCGCGAGAGAGCGTGGAGATTCTTATTCCAAATAATCTGCTGCTTAATATCGAAATTTGCCCGACGTAGGCCGTCCATAACAACATCTGTAAAAGCGGATGCATGCCAGACATAGGCCACAGAACCTGTAAATAGCACATAAGCATCAAACCAGTCAGCCTGATCATCGTTCTTAAGGTTCGAGTTTTCTTCACGCTCAGTTTTCTTCGAACCTTTCGCCTTGGCACGCCAGTCCGCTTCATACTTAACTCCATAAGGAGGGTCTGTAATCATCGTATTAGGGCTTTGACCCCCTAATAAACGCTCGACATCAGTTGCAACAGTAGAATCCCCACATACCAACCGATGGTCGCCAAGCAACCATACATCGCCAAGTACCGTAATAGGCGCAACATCGTCTGGTATTTCATCCTCGTCACAAAATGCTTCCGGCAATTCCTCCGGCATGAATTCACAAAGTTCTTCAAGACCAAATCCTGTTAATGTTAAGTCATAGTCAAATTGTTGCAGAAACTCAAACTGGCTTAATAGTATCTCTCTATCCCAACCAGCATCCAAAGCTATTTTGTTATCAGCAATAACCAAAGCCGCCTTTTGAGCTTCGCTTAATCCCGGCAATATAATACACGGCAATTCGCTCATCCCAACAACTAAAGCCGCCTCTAAGCGACCGTGTCCTGCAATAATGCCGTTATTCTCGTCAATAAGTAATGGATTGGTAAAACCAAATTCATTAATAGAACATACAATTTTATCAATTTGTTCGGATGAATGAGTGCGTGAATTTAATGCGTATTTAATTAAATTCTTAACCGGAATACTTTTATAATCCCTAATAGTCATATTATTCTCAATCTTTGTCATATGCCTTGTCAAACATCTTAACAGCTTCCGCGCGTGATATTGTAGGGTTTATAGCCATAATATCTTTTATGGCTTTCTGATAGGAACTAGATTTACGGTCAATCTTATTTTCTGCAACTTTGATAGGCTTTCCATGCTCATCACAAAGATTGCAATTAGTCATCATCATCCCATTACCTAAGTACTTTCCCGTACCACCACATCTATGACACAACATAATAGCTATCCTTAGCTTATCTAATAAATCAAATATTAACATACTCTATTAATAACAGAAAGTAATAATTATTATTATTGTAAAATACGCTTGACATGTGTAATCACAATTGACATAATAGCGTCATCAAGCAGAGAAAGACACTTTAACCAGAGAGAGAAAGTAAAATGTATTCACTAATCAAAATAGATGCTACAAAAAATATCAACGATGAAGGTGCTATTTTAGGATTTGTTAAACAATACAAAACTAAAAATGCAGCTCTACGGTCTGCGTTTGCGAAGAATCAGCTTATTTCATCAAAGACCTTTAATATTGAATTTGTAGTTTATAACGAAATAACCGAAGAAGTATTAAGAGCGGCTCAATAGTCGCTCCTTTAACCAGAGAAAGTTTTTTTAACCATAGATAGGAGTTTTACAATGAATGAACAAATCAATCAATTACGCGAGCTTGCCAACTGGGTTCGCGTTACTGTCGGAAAGTCAGCTAATCTTGATATAAGCATCTGGTGTCATACTTGTTCAGGTGATGAGTCCATTGAATATCGTTTTTGGGTCGATGGATTAATTCATAAATCAAGTAAGTGCCTAGATGAGCTTGTGGGAATGATTCCCAAATTCAAACAATATTGTGAACTAAACATGGAGTTAGCAGCATGATAGAAAAATACGGTTGTTATGAGTATATCATTGAGTATGATATTAAATTTGGATGGTTTTACATTCTTTACGGTATAGGTATTGAATCAGAGGATTTCTATGATACTGAACAAGAAGCTAGATTTGCAGCAATAGGCCATATCTGTTTATTGGAAAATGGGGAAGGATAAATGGACATTATTCATAAAATGTTGCCGACACTATGGGCAATCATAGAAAAAAGAAAATGTGCTGTTAACATCAGTTCACTTGAAAATAAACTTACCGTAAATATTTTGCTCGGTAAGCGAAGAAAGACTTTTTGTGACAAAGATGAAAATTTACTCTTAAAGAAACTTGAACAATATTTAGCTGCTTAATTCACGTACCTACGATACAGGGCTATTTTCTTGCTCGTATCGTAGGGCTACTGTTTTACCATGAGCATAATCAGGCATTCCC